TGACAATTAACGGAACAGGCACTGCAAGTGCATAGAAACTCTATAAGGAGTTAGGGGTTTTACTCCTAATTCCTATTTTTTTACAAGAAAGGAGTTGAGAAAATGAATCAAGCTAATGGTGGAAATGTAATATTTCACTTTAAAGGTAATACCGATGATATGGAAAAGAAAAGTCATCATTTAGGACAAATCTTTAAAGACACAGGAGTATTGCTAGGTAAAACAATGATAGCAGGAACTTTAGTAGCAACTGCGGCTATTTCAAAGTTTGTAAAAGATGCTAGTCAGTCTTTCGCCGAATTTGAACAATTACAGGGTGGACTTGAAGCAATGTTTGATGGAAATGCCGAAGCAATAGAAAGAATTACACAAACTAGTCAAAATGCTTATAAAGACTTACAAATGAGTCAAAACCAATATTTGCAGTCTTTCGAAAGTTCTTATGCAATTGTTAAAAATGGTTTAAGTGATGAAGCAGATGCTATTGAATATACAAATAAAGTTCTACAATTATCAAGTGATTTATTTAATACTTATGGTGGTAGCACTGAACAATATTCAAATGCAATTAATTGGGCTTTAAAGGGAACTTTCTCATATTTAGATAACTTAAATCTAGGTATTAAAGGAACTCAAGAAGGTTTTGTTGAAGCTGCTAATGCAAGTGGAGTATTAGGTAGAGAAATTCAAAATGTAAGTGAACTAACAAATGATGAAATAGTAGATGTTATCCAACATTATGCCGAAGAAACAGGTGCTTGGGGAAGGTCTACTGCAGAAGCAAGTAAAACTATAGCAGGATCACTTAATATGACAAAAGCAAGTTGGAGTGATTTAGTAAATGAATTTGGTAAAGAAAATGGAGATGTAGAAGGTGCTTTTGATAGATTTATGGAATCTGCCGAAGCATTTGGTTCTAATCTAATGCCTTTACTGGAAAGAATACTAAATAATATAGTAAGTCATTTACCTGGAATAGTAGAAAAACTTGCTCAAGCACTACCAGGTCTATTACAAACATTAGTACCTACTCTAGTTCAAGCAAGTGTAGATGTATTAAAAGCATTGGTAGAAGCACTACCAGATATATTAAAAGTATTAGTAGAAATGCTACCAGCAATAATAAGCACTTTAATAAAAGGTCTAGGAGAAATAGTAATTGCTTTAGCTGATGCACTACCAGACTTAATACCAACAATAGTAGAAGCTATATTAGAATTAATACCTGTACTATTAGAGAACTTACCACTATTCATTGAAGCAGGTATAAAATTATTAATCGGTTTAGGAGTTGGAATTATAAAAGCTATTCCAAAACTAATTGCCGAAATTCCAAAGATATGGAGTGCATTAAAAAAAGCATTTGGAGAAATGCCAGGTAAAATGCTATCAATAGGTAGTGATTTACTTAAAGGTTTATGGAACGGAATTAAAAATGCAAAAGACTGGGTAATAGATAAGATTAAAGGTATAGGAAAATCAGTATTAAATGCAGTTAAGGGTATTTTTGGAGTACACTCACCTTCTACTGAATTTGCTTTTATCGGTAAGATGAATATGACAGGTTTAAAAGAAGGTATGGAAAATATGCAACCTGAAATACAAAAGACAATTGATAGTATGTTTGATTTAAGTCCAACTTTAACAGGTTCAATGGATAATACATTAAGTCCAAACATAATAGTAAATAATGAAATGAATTTACATACTGATCCATTAGGACAAACAGTTGGACAAATAAAGACTTTTGCTAATGGTTCTAAAAATGATTATAACTATGGGATGGGAGTGTAAGTATGACAATAACAATAGATGGTATTGAAGTATTATGTGGAGATAACTTTACAATAAGTCAAGAAATGCTTAACACTCCTTCTGTTATTTTAAATAACGTATATCCAAAGAGTTGGGAAACTGATAAAGACTATACAAGTAGTTTCTATCATCCAGCTGATTATTCACAATGTTTAATAAGAGATGAGAATAATAACTTATTATTTTGTGGAGTTGTTAAGAATTCTGGAGATATAAGTCTAAACCCTAGACATCCACACTACTCTACTCTACAAATACTAGATTATAAGACATTTTTAAGTGAAGGAGAATCATTAGACTTTGTTATAGCAAATAAGACTATTTTAGAAGCATTACAGGACATTATTGAAGTAATTAGTCCATATGGTTTCGAACTAGGAAACGTGTCTATAATTGGAGAAAATGAAGTAATAGGAGCATACTCAACAAAAGATAAAACTGCTTATGATGTATTTAACTACATAGCTGATATAACACAGTCAAGATGGACTACAAGAGTTTTAGGGGTTGGTAGAGTTGCAATAGATTTCTATGATCCTTCTTTAATGCCACAGGGAACTCAAATTAATTATAATAATACCTGGTTTACTAATAACAAAATAATTGATATGAGTTATAACTATGGAACTTGGGACTATAGAAATAAGCAAGTAATGACATCTCAAGAAGTATATGGAAACATAATACAAAACCAAACAATTGCTTATGATGGATATGCTACTCAACTATTAACTGAATATCCAATAGGAACAATAACAAGTATCACAATAGATGGTGTAGAAAAGAGTTTTGCTACTAATGATGAAAAAGATTTAGGAATATTTGCGGATTTCTACTACACAATAAATAACAATTTCTTTGAAAAGAACACTAATATAGGAAGGGGAAATGTAATCAATATTTCTTATTACCCTATAGTAGAAGGTAGACAAATAATAAACAATTCAGTTGAAATAAGTAGAGTTGCAACAAGTACAGGAGTAAAAGGAGTAATAGCAAGATATGAAAATAGAAACGATGCTACTACTTCAAATGAACTACAAAAGATAGGACAAAGTTATATCAAATATAAAGGTGTACCTGAAATCAAACTAACAATTAAGAGTGAATCAAATATCTGGAACATAGGACAAAGAGTACAATTTAATGCTCCTATAGATGAATTAGATACTGAATATATGGTAAAAAGAAAAGACATTAACTATTTAGTAAATGCAGATAAAATCTTTTATACATATGAATTGACATCAAGTTTTAATAGTGAAAGTGCAATAAACTACTTTGATAACCAAAGAGCTAAAGCAAATGGAAATATAAAGGAAGGACAAAGTGTTTCAAGAAATGTAGATATAGAAGAAATAGCAAATATAATTTTCTATGATACAACTACAACTGAATTAAGCATAACACCAAACAATGAACTACAAAGTAGTCTTGAAACAATATTAGGTGGATAGTATGACTCAAGAATTAAAAGAAGATATATTAAACTATATAACTAATAACATAACTCCAACTGATAAAGATGATACTCAAATATTAGAGAAAGTAGAACAACGTATAAAGCAACAATATAATGAACTTTTACCAGAATACTGGCAAGATTTAAGAATAACGGGAATTATAAAATCATCAACAAATGGCAATTATATCTTATATGGTGGTTATATTGTAAAAAATGGGGAATATATAGAAAGTGATTCTAGGGGTTTAATTCTAATATTAGATGCTTATTTAAACCCAATTAAATCAATATATAAGTTTTCTTCAGGAACACTATTAAGACCTATCCAAAAAATGATACAAGTTGAAGATGGAACATTTGTAGCAGTAGATAGCACAATATTTACACGAAAAGAAGATAGAAGGCAAATACAAACTAATACCAAGAGATTTATTATGTTAAATAATATCTCAATAAAAGATACAACAAATGATTATAGAGTAATATTAAGAACATCTTATAATATACCCTACTCTAACTTTTATTGTATAGATATGTTAAAAAACCCTAATTCTGCTCATTATGTTATGGCAGGAGCTATGTATATACCATATAATTCCAATATTCACTTACATAGTGTAAGAGTAATAGAATTAAAGGTAAATGTAGGAGAAGCAAATGAGTGGACTGAAAAGACTGCACCTACAAACAGATCGTGGATATATGGTGGTTTTTATGGAGAATTTGATAACGATGATATTTTAACTTGGAAAGCTATTATGACATATAACGAAAACCACCAAGTAGCATTATATAGCTGGGATGGAACTAATTTAAAAACTATATTAAATCATTCAAATACATTAGAACCTTATGTAGACTCTCTATCAATGAATAACCAAGCTCAATTTATAAATAGAGATGAATTATATTTTGTAGTCAATAATCAAAGATGGGGAAGTTCAACTCAACCACGTTATATAGGTTTATATAAATATGATTATAGAACTGCACAAGTAAAAGAAATTTTTTATAAATACATAGGAGATTATGATAATCTTACATCAAGAGAAGGAATATTTATAACAAGTTTAAATGGCAACTTATATATAAATTATAATGATAACTATAACTATACTAATAAAACAGCTAATTATAGTTATCAAAGACTTGTAAATGATACTTGGAGTCCAATATTATTATATGAAAATGTTTTATATAGTATGGAACGTGAGTTAAGTTTTACGGATAATACTTATAACTTAATATCAAATATTGAAATTAATTCAAATCTAAATGCTACTTATTGGAATTTTATAACAACAAAAGAGATTTATAATAATACTAACTATAATGGTTTACCATATACCGACTATAATTCAATGATAGCAGATACAGGGTTGCTATATGGAGAAGATGGAATATTATTTGCAAGAGATATATATAATAATACAATGATAGAAGGAACAACCACTTCAACACTACAAGTACCCAACACTTTATTAAATGATGTCGATATAACTCAAAAGAAACTATTAGGAGAAACAAATACAGTTCTAATAAACGATACCAGAACAATAACAAAGAATATATATGAAACATTATATATAAATTTTATAAGGAGTTTAGCAGTAAAGGATGAAGATACAAATACTTATTACCCTACTACTGCAACTTATATAAATCAAAATATAAATACAGGTACAAAACAAAATTGTGAAATGTCTTTTGTAGGAAAAGTACGAATCAATTATCAAGATAGTACATTAATGCAAACACTAGAGTGGACTTTTAACGTAGATCATTATGAAACAAGTTTTGTAATAGATACTCACGATGAAATACCAACATCAATAGACTTTATGAGTAATGATGAAACGACAATATATATAACAAAGAACTTAACTTTACAAAGTAATAAATACTACAAAGTAAATCAAAAGTTAAGGATAGAATAAAGGAGATGATTATATGGCAATAGCTGAAATATCTTTTAGTGATAAAAGTGATATTAATACAACATCTACACCAGAAGTAAATAAAATAACTGCTTCAAACTTAAACGAAATCAAATCAGTAGTAAATACTAATGCTAATTTAATGGGAGATTTAGAAACCTTAACAACAAGTGATAAAAGTTCAGTAGTAAATGCTATCAATAGTAAGATAACATCTTATAACATAGTAGCAGGTACTCCAGTAAAGACAGGTAAACAAATAGAAGGATATGATGAATATGTAGTAAGAGTAAATCTAGGAAGTTTACCAAACAATGCAAGTAAAGATTATTCTTTAGGTTTTTCAATAAACCAATTAATAAATGTAGAAGGTAGTTCAGTAAGAGCAAGTGATGGCAATATATTCCCACTACCATTTGTATCTACTGAACCAAGTGCAAATATAACAGTTTTAATGTTTAACACAAGTACATTAAGAATAACTACAGGAAGTGATAGAAGCAATTTAACTGGGTACTTGAATATTTACTATATATAGAAAGGAGTTGATTAGATGAATATTAAAGTAAATTCTCATACATTAGAGATAGAACAAAACATAGATATAAATGCAGGAGAATATAATATAACAACTTTAAACTTTGAATTCAGTGAAGAATACGAAGGACTAACAAAAATGGCAGTATTTTCAAATTGTGAAACAATATTAAAGACTGCTATATTAGATAATCAATGTACAATACCATTTGAAGTATTAGAAGAACCTGGACAAGTTCTATTAGGAGTATATGGTTATGAAGGAGAAGGAGAAGAATTAGAATTAAGATATTCTCCAGAACCACAATACTTTAATGTAAAATATGGTTCTTATCAAAATGGTGGAGAACCTGAAATACCACCAAAAAGTGAGTGGGAACAATTAGTAGAAGAAATAAATGAAGCAATAACTGAAACAAATAATCTAAATATATCAGCTACAAAAGAGAATCATACTACTACAATAACTATTACTCATAAAGATGGAACTGAACAAGAAGTAGAAATACTAGATGGAGAAAAAGGAGAAAAAGGAGATAAGGGTGATCCAGGAGCAGTACATATGATAGTAGTACAAACCCTACCTACTCACGATATAGATGAAAGTGCTATCTATCTAGTACCATTAGAAAACCCTACTGAAGAAGGCAACAATTATGCCGAATATGTGTATATCAATAATCAATGGGAACTACTAGGAAAAATAGGAGTACAAGTTGACTTAACTGATTATGTTAAATTTACTGATTATGCAAGTGATAGTACAAGTGGAGTAATAAAAGCAGGAAATGGTTTAGGAGTGCTTACTAATAGTGGTTATATCTATGGAAAAGCATACACTTATGCTCAATATCAAACAATGCCTACAACTAATGTAATATCTAAAGCAACTTTGGATAATGTAATCACTGGTAAAGGTTTAGTAAGTAATACTGACTATGCTACAAGACAAGTTGGTGGTGTTGTTAAATATGGAAATTACTTAACATTGGATAATGGTACTACTTTTGCAGAAACTTTAACTAATGCACAATATCAAAGTGCAGGTAATGGTTCATTTATAAGTAAAGGTACTTTGAATAATGTGTTAGATGCACGTATAGGAGATATTAATTCAGTATTAGATGCTATTAATGGAGAAAATATATGATTTGGAAAACATTAAAAGATAACTCTCGTTATTCTGTAAGTGATGCAGGAGTAGTCAAGAGAAATGCTTATAAGAGAGTTGATAAATTAGGAAGAACTACTCAAATGAAAGAAATGATATTAAAAAATCAAATAGATAAAGATGGTTATTATAGAGTATCAATAATATATAAAGGTAAGCAAAAATTTATTCCAATTCATAGATTAGTAGCAAAAACATTTATTGACAATGAAAATAATCTACCCTGTATAAATCACAAAGATGAAAATAAATTAAATAATTGTGTAGATAATTTAGAGTGGTGTGATGTTTCATATAATAATAACTATGGTTTAAGACAACAAAGAGTAAGCAAAACACTAGGAAAAAAAGTAATTGGTTCAAAAGGTAATAGAACTTTATTGTTTAATTCTGCAAATGAAGCAGAAAGATACTTTACAGGAAAAAAAGGTTCTAATATATCTAAATGTGCTAATGGAAAACTAGAAACTGCTTATGGTTATAAATGGGGGTGGGCATAATGGGAACTACTGCAGAAAAATTAACTTATCTTAATGAAACAAAAACACAATTAAAAGATATGCTTAATTTAGGTGGTGCAAGTTTAACAACTGAACCATTTAGACAATATGTAGATACATTAAAAAATAGATACCTTTACTTTATGAATAATGGAACACAACAAGTATGGGATAATTGGGAAAAAGTATCAGGAGAAGGTACTGAAATAACCCTAAATAATACCGAAGAAGCACCAATGAGTTTAGTATATAAAGGAAATACTTATCAAGATAGTACAACAGGGACTAACCTCTTATACTACCCTTATGTTGACACGCCAAATAGTCCAAAAACTGTGGCAGGAGTAACTTGGACTGATAACGGAGATGGAAGTATTACTGCAAGAGGAACTGCCACAGGTTATTCGGATTTCGTTTTGACAAATGCTACTAAAAAATTATATGTACAACCGAATACAACATATAGATTAAGTGGAATACCAAGTAGTGCTTATTTAGTATATGATTGTTATGAATATGACACAAACAATACACAAATTGCTCAACATAATAATATTAGAAGCAGTTCTTTTACAACAAACTCAAGTGCTTCGTGGCTACAAATTATTGCAAAGAGAAGCACTAATGCTAGTATAGACGCAACTATATACCCACAATTAGAATTAGGAAGCAGTCAAACTGAATGGGTAAGACCAACGGAAGGGCAAGGAAGTCCTAGTCCATCATACCCACAACCTATTCACGTAGTAAGTGGAGATAATACTATTAATGTATGTGGTAAGAATTTATTTAATGATTATTATTCAGGAGCAGAAGCAATATTAAGAGGAGTAACAAAAAAAGCAGGAGATAAATGCGTAATATTAAATGGTACTTATGACAAACAATACAATTTAGATTTATGGTTGACTAATTCAAACGGAAGTACAAAAGGAAATATGGTACTACTAAAAGCAAATACGCAATATTCAGTATCAATAATATTAGAAGGTTCTTACTCTTTCGATTTTACAACTGCGTGGATAAGTTCAAGAACATTAGATAATACATTTTCTTGGAATTACAAAACTTTAGAGTATTCTAATGGAGTATTTAAAGGAACATTTACAATAGGCAATACAGATATATATGTTGGTGGTATTAGATTTCCTATTTCAACTACTTATAATGCTACTTTTACAAACACAAAAGTATATATTCAAATAGAGAAAAATAGTGAACCAACAACATATGAACCCTATACAGGAGAAAGTTATCCTATTAGTTTATCTAGTAATTTACTATACAATGTATCATTGCCTAAATATCAAGCAGGAGTAATAGCAGATTATATTAATGGTATTTTTAAATTAAGTGGTACTTCAACAAATGCTTCAAATTTATATATAATTCCATATACATCATCATTAGTACATGTAGAAGCAGGAGAAAGTATTACATTTTATATAGAAAGAGTATCAGGAACATCAGTTGTTAAATTTATGACATATTTTTATCCAGATGATGGTACTTCACAAGATTATACTTGGGGAGTAACTTTAAATGCTAATACTTCTTCAAATAAGGTAGTTAAAACTGCTACAAAATCAGGAACATTGAAAAATGTTCAATTCTTTATAGATAATTCAACTACATACGATAGTGAAGTAAAAATATTAGTAAAAAAAGGAAATATAGAAAATCCAACTTGGGCAGAGTATATTACTCCAATAGAACTCTTAAAAATAGGAACATATCAAGATAGAATATTTAAGAATACACCAAATACAACTGATTATGATAGTAATTTAGAAGATAATTTATGGTATTTAAAAAAGGAAATAGGTAAGGTTGTATTAGATGGTAGTGAGAGTTGGAGTTATAATTCTGGAAACCAAGTTTTTTACTTAGCAGATTATGTTAATTATTTGCAAACACAAGCATTTGTTCCATTTTCTAATTACTTTACAGGTAGAAACTCAATAACAGGATATGGTAGTTTAGTAAATAATCAAGTTTCCTTCCTATTAAGCACTAATAATAGAATTGTATTAAAAAATACAAACATTACGACAACTAGTGATTGGACTACTTGGTTATCTACTCATAACACAACAGTATATTATGTACTAGCAACACCAACATATACCCTAATAGAAGATAGTACCCTAATAGAAGAACTAGAGAGTATGAAGAAATCGAAAGAAGGACAAACAAACATTTCACAGGTAAACAACGATATGCCTTTCATATTAGACATTACTGCTTTAAGTAAGGAGTAAAAATGAAGGTTATAAAAAGGGAGTTGGGTAAGGACATTGAAAAACTTACCATTATTCCTATAAGTGATGTTCATATAGGAGATAAACAAGCTAATTTAAAAGCATTTAAAGACACCATAGAACGTATTAAAAATGAACCTAATACTTACACTATTCTTAATGGAGATTTATGTAATATAGCACTTAAAAATAGTCGTAGTGATGTATATAGTGAAGATATGACACCTATGGAACAAGTATTAAAGGTTATAAATTTTCTTGAACCTATAAAAGACAAAATTTTAGTTATGAGTAATGGAAACCACGAAGATAGAATAGCAAAAGAAACTAGTATAGATATTCTTTACTTAGTTGCTAAACAATTAAAAATTGAACAAGTCTATTCTCCTTCTTGGTGGTACTTATATTTAAGTTTTGGAGAATCATCAAAGAAAAGACCTACATTATACACTATTACTGGTTATCACGGTTCTGGTAGTTCTCAAACTACTGGAGCAAAAGCAAATCGTGTCAAGAAAATGAGTCAAGTAGTTTTAGCAGATGTTTATTTAATGAGCCACGTTCACGAACCTATTAATACTAAAGGAGTTATCTTTGTTCCAGATTATCAACATAGATCAATAGTAAGAAAAGAAATGTATTATGCTATTTCAAATGCTTACGTTGAATATGAAGGTAGTTATGCCGAACGTATGGGTTTAACTCCAGGAAACACAGGTACAAGTGAAATAGAATTAGATGGACATAAGAAGCTAGTAAAACTAACATTATAGAAAGGAAAATAAAATATGGAAATATGGATAGCATTAATAAGTGGACTTTGTGTAGCAATTCCAAACATTATAGCAACTATATCAAGTAATAGAAAAAACAACGTAGAAAAAGTCAAAGGAGAAATAAAAGATAGCATAAAGGACACTGAAAAGAATATTAAAGTTGATATTACAAAAGTAAGAAAGTCTTTAAATGATGAAACATTAAGTCGTTGTAAAGTTGATTTAATAAATGTTATGTCTAGGGTACAAAATGGGTATAGTCTAACTGAAGAAGAAAGAAGAATACTAATAGAAGAAAAGGAACAATATAATAAACTAGGTGGCAATTCATATGTAGATGATATGTTTGATAGATTAAAGAAAGAAGGTAAATTATAATGGATAACTTTTTAACATGGGAAGTTCTATTAACTTTTAGTGGGTTAGTAGGAACAGTATATATGGGTGTTGAGTTTACAAAAGAAATACCACTAATAAAAAAGATACCAACTAAGTATTGGAGTTGGATAATTGCTTTTGCTTTATTAATTGCAACAAACGTAGTAATGAAAACCTTTCAATATCAAGACATAATTTTGCATGTGTTCAATGCAATAGCAGTTAGTTTAAGTGCAAACGGACTACATGATTTCAACAAAACAAAAAAGATTGATAAGGAAGTAGGATAGTATGGTAGGCGAAGGAATTAAATTTGAACGCATAAGAAGAATAACAGGTTATTTAGTAGGAACTCTAGAAAGGTTTAACAATGGTAAAAAAGCAGAAGAAAGAGATAGAGTTAAACATAAATTGGAAGGAGATAAATAAATGACTTATCAAGAATTTAGAGATAAATATAATGGACAATGGATAGACTGGGATGGAGCTTATGGTTGTCAATGTTGGGACTTAGCACAAAAGTATTGTACTGAAGCGTTAGGAATACCAAGTTGGGTGTTAAGTGGATGTGGAGTTGCTAAAAATTTATTGATTCAACCAAAAAGAAATGATCTAGATACATACTTTGATGAAATCTCAATTTATGAAATGATACCTGGAGATTTATGTATTTGGTGGAACGATAATACTGCTGGTCATATAGCCATTTATGATAGATGGGATGATAAAGGCAATTGCAACTGGTTCTTTAGTCAAAACCCAGGAGCAAGTAAAGTACAAAGATGTGAAGGCATTGGTACTCTACACGCATTTAGATTAAAGAAAAAAGAAGAACCTACACCAAAACCAGAAATAACTCCAAACGTAGAGAGAGATGAATATAAAAATCAAATAGAAGTTAAGGTAGAAAAATTAAGAGTAAGAGCAACACCAAGTCTTAATGGAGATATTTTAGGAACTGCTAAAGAAGGAATATATGATTATTATGAAATAGTAGATGCCGAAGGTTATAATTGGTATCGTATAGCTAATAACCAATGGGTTGCATATAATCAAGAGTGGTTCGACATTTATCCTGCTAAACCTAAAGAAGAATTCAAACAATTTAAGGTACTAGACAAAAAAGATGGTTATGTTCTAGTAGATTTAGGTAAAGTATGGGTTGCCGAATAAACTAAATAAAAGGACTATTTAAGTCCTTTTTCTTTTTGGAGTATAATTATACCTTTTTCAAACAAAAGTTCGTTAGAACCCATTTAAGACACTAAAAAAGACTATATTCTAGTCTTTCTTTGTTAAAAACCTTTGAATTTGTCTAGGAGAATAACTCATAAGTCTTGCAACTTCTTCTATTGTTCTCTCTCTACCAAATTCTTTTATAAACTCACTATCGTGTTTTAATTCCCAGGCTTTTGATTCTGGAGAAGCTATTTTTTTCAAACGATCATTTTCATCTAGTATAAAAGTTTGCAAAGCACGTTTCTTTTTCATAAGTAAAGTAAGGTTGTTATTAACTTCTCTTAATTCTTCTTTTGCTTTTTCTAAATCAACCATATTCTCCTTTCTATATTCAACCTACTCATCCCCACCTACTATTAATAAACACCAGATTATGAATATTAATAAAATAATTGCCATAATTCCTATTATAGTTCCTATTTATCATCATCTTCTTTCTTAATAAATTTAACGTAAACATATGCAGTAATAGGACAAGTTATATATCCTAGTACAAATATAATAAATTCCTTTGGTATATACATATTATTTCTCCTTATTTATATAATCTATTATTTCATTGACTTTACCTACTATATATAATTCATTTTCAGTAAAAGTATGTCTTGGCTCTCCATATAATTTTTCTATCTTCTTATCTTCTCCTATTATTTCTACTTCATCACCTAATGCAATATCTAATCTTACATCTTCTCCAAGTCCATAATCTTCTACTCCAAAATGTCTTTGGTATTCTCTTTCTTCTTCATTGAATTCATATTCAAGATAGTTAAATTTTATCTTCTTTGGCACTTCTTCTTCATTTGCTATTTTATTTAATAAATCTATTATTTTCATATTACTCTCCTAATCAAATATTGTTTTACCTATATATTCAACACTAAACTCATTTGCAAAATACATATCAACAACTGTAATAACATCATCAGTTTCTATCTTGCAGTATTCTTTAAAACTTTTAATGTGTTCTAAATAATTTTTTCTATCTCCTCTAACTCTTACTGACTTTAATTCTCCATCTTCGTATCTTAAATCAATTACTTTTAAACCATCAAATTTAATATTATAATCTTTGCTATAATCTCTTACCATTGTTATATCTATCATTCTTTATTCTCCTTATCTAATATTTCTAAAAGTTCTTTTACTTGTTTTGAAGTTAATTTATCTATTCTATAATCACTTCTTGATAAATCTATTCTTCCATCATCTTCAACATAAGCCATAGTAAATTTAATTGATTTACTCCTTATATAATCTTTTGCTTCTTTTATGATAGAGTGTAGTCTTTCTATTTCTTTATCTTTATCTACTAATTCCAATTCTAATTCAAATCTTTCAGTATTTGTTTTGCCTATGTTTTCTTGTATCAATTCTTTATTTTCTACCCATAATTTATTGTAAAATTCTTCTGCTTCTTCTTTTGTTAGTTCTTTATTCACTCTTTATCACTTCCTAAAAAGTTCCAATATGGTTTTCCCATTGCTTTATCAATAATTGCAGTTATTTCGTCAAAATGTTTATTAGACCACATTACCAATAACCATATTGCTAACCTATATCTCATATCTAAATCTTCTATTTTTTCTTTATCACTCACTCTTTATCACTATCCTTTAATTCTTGTAATTTACTTTTTGTTCTATTTATTTGCCCCATAATAACACCTGCCATACTTCCAGGAAAAATATGTTTATCTGCATATTGGTATTCTTCATCTAACCATTTTTCTAATTCATTTATGATATTATTTAGTCTTTCTATTTCTTTGTCTTTTTCTTGTAATATTTTTAATGTTTTTCCACTTGTTCTAGTTCCATAGCAAACATTCATTATTTATCACTATCCTTTAATAATAATTCTAAAGCACCATTTATAATTGCTTTTGTATGATTATCTTTTTCTTGTTTTAGCATTTCTTCTAACCACCAATTTGCTTTATTTAATTTATCTTCTGTTATTGATAAATCTGCTCCTAATTCTCCATTTTGTTTATCTAATTCATTTATTATATTATTTAGTCTTTCTATTTCTTGTTCTTTTTCTTTTATTATAGTTTTTAAATTTCTAACATAATAATTTTCATCACTTTTTAATTCATCGTTTAGTCTTTCTATTTCTTTATCTTTTCTTTGATTTCTTCTTTGTTCGTATTCCACTCTATTTGTTAGTTCTTCTATTTGAACTTGATATGTTTTATCGTTTTCTTTTATATATTCCATTGTTAGCATTTTTTACTCCATTCTTTGCTCTAATACTTCGATATATGAAGAAAGCAAACTTTTTACCATTATTAAAGGTTTGTTTTCAATAAAATCATTAAGCATATTAGTAAATAAAGGCTTTTCAATATTTTCTTCAAATGTTTTTTGATGATATTCACTTAACGCATTTTTTGCATTGTTATATTCATTTGATTTTATTCCAAAGTCTCTTTCTGCTAATACACAATTTCTTATTAATGCTTTTTCTATCACTCTTTATCACTTCCTTTTAGTTCTTTAATTTTATCTAAAAACTCTTCTCTGCATAACCACGCTTCTTCTTTATATTGCCAAGTATCATCTCCTGAATTGTCAACCCACATATTTTCAATTCCTTTTTCCAACTCATTTATGATATTATTTAGTCTTTCTATTTCTTTATGTAAGTCTAATATTGTTTGTATTGCTAACTTACTATCTCCTTCTTCATATTCTGCTATGTTTGAATAGATCACTTTTTATCATCTCCATATATTTTTTCATATAAAGCTAAATTAATTATTTTTAGTTCTCTTATTTTTCTATCTTTTATTTTCATATCTTCTTCTAATATTCTTATTCTTTTTGCAAATTCTCTTGACTGATAATAATATACTAAATTGTCATCTTCTAGTTTTTTCTTTTCTTTTAGTAAATTACTATACATATCTTTTAAATCAGCATAATCTGGAAATCTTTTCATATTTACTCCTTTAAGAATTCTATTTCATATCCTTCTAGTTTCTTTTTGATAGCAATTACCACTATCTTTATTATGTTCCCCTGATATATTTCTTTCTTATTTTCAGTTCTTGCTATTAAAATCATTTATTAATTGTTCTATCTCTATATCTTCTAGTGTAGGTATTCCTAGTTGTTTAGCTTCTTCTACTATTCCATCTATAAAGATAGACATCTCCTTTGTATTAAATTCACTACTACCCTTAAATAACTTATAGTGTATAAACTCTTTTCCTTTGACTATTCCTGTACCAAACTTTTCATAGTATTTAAAGTACCCATCTGGACTAATAGAAGAAAGCATACTTACTATTTCACTTTGTCCATAATCTTTTAGCATTTGTAAATACACTTCTTCTTTAGACTTTCTTACTACATTTCCTATTTCAGTAATTAACTTCCAAGCATAAGCATTAGCATTTAGACTACGTTTTTGTTTGTACTCTTTTATTTCATATTCTTTGTCTTTATCTAGTTGCCATAAATATTGTGATAATTTTTCAGGAGTTCCTATCATTTAATCACTTCCAATTTTTATTAATACCTTTCTATTTGTATCATCTTTTCCTTTTCTTTTATATGCTGGTGTACTAAAGTATCGTACTGTTCTAGGTGCTACTTTTAATCTTTTTGCTATTTCTTCAATAGTACCTAAATCAATAAATTCATCTCCTTTATACAAAGCATATTCTTGTTTCTTTCTTCCCATTAAAAAGGCATTTCTCCTTCTTCATCTATTTGTACTTGATGTCCTACTTCAAATTGTTGTCCAAATTCTTCAAATGGGTTCTTTGGTGCTTCAGTTGGTTTCTCTTGGACTTTTTCTACAGGTGATAGGTATTCTACTTGATTTACTATTACATAGGTTTTATAGTGGGTTTTACCATTAAATTTGTATGATTCAGTTCTTATTTCTCCAGATACTCCTATTAGACTACCTTTACCCTGATACTCTACTAGGTTTTGTGCCTGTTTATCCCATACTTGACAAGTAATAAAATCAGCTTCTTTACCACCTACTCTATTTGTTGCTATTGTAAACTCACAAACTGCTTTTCCTGTCTTTGTATGTCTTAATTCTAGGTCTTTAGTGATTCTTCCAATTAAATTTGCTCGATTCATTAAATCATCTCCAATACTCTTTTTAATTCTTCATTTGCTTTACTAGGGAAGTATGTATTTATACACTCATCATCTTCTGCATAATTTAAAATGCTCATTACATAACTTACATATCCTATCGGTATATTTGATACCATTAATTTATCTTTTAGATATTCGACTACTACCTTATATGTCCTTAAATTATCTAATCTCTTAATAGTTTCTTCTTGTTCTTTAATAATAAAATTTTGTTCGTGTACTTTATCTTTTAATTCATCTATAAATGTAGTTGCATCTTTCATTTTTGCACCTTCTTTAAATTATTGATACACTCTACTAGTTGCTTATTAGTTAGTTGGTTTAGTGATTCAACTTTTAATCTTTTTAAAACATCATCGTGATCTATATCTAATTTGTTTTCTAGTTCATTTATTTCGTGTAGTAATGCTATTCTTTCATCTTGTTCTTGTTCAGTAGGTAATTTCTTACCTGTTAGTAATTCATAGCATTTCTTATCGTATTCATTTGCTTTATTATCGATATACCATTTAACGTACTTTTCATCATCTTGTAAGACATCTAACATTTTCTTATTTGCATATTTACCAAAACTAAATGTCCAATTAACTGCATCATCTTGAGTAGCTTCTTTCTTTTGTGTAAATGTTGCTCCATCATCATCTTCAGTTGCTAGTCCTAATGCCATTAATAATGAGTATCTACGACAATAAGTTAGACTAGAACCATATTCTTGTACTGGGTTTTTAATTCCCTGTAATACTGCTTCTACTATTTGACATCCCCTATGTTTTGTTATCGTACCGTTTCTATCAACGTATGTAATAATGTAATCTCTTTGATTAATCTCACTTGTTTCTATTTCTTGCCAGTATCTAATTCCATTTTCTTCACAATATTTATTTATATCTGCTAATTCAGTATATTTATATCCATATCCTTCAGTTTTTTTTGCTATAGTGCTTTTCATATTCTCACTCTCTTTCTAATCTATAATTTTTATATTTCTTTTTATTAGGTAATCGTACCCAAGTATCACTTATCTTGTACCCTTCTTTTCTTAATTCGTATATGTAATGTTGTAAGTCAGTTATGTAGTATTCTTGAAAACATATTAAATCGTTTATAAATTCGTATCTTTCTAGGTGTTCCAGAATAATTGCTTTTTGTGTTTTCATCTTTACCCCCTATGCAATGCCTTTCTTAATAATCTAAAAGCATAATTTGTTTGTTTTGGTTTATTTACCATTAGCTTCTCTTTTTCTTCTAAACACTCTTGATATGTTCCTTTAAATACTTGTCTTGATCCATATCCTGTTAGTGATTTGCTTTCGTGCCATAAGATATGTGTTTTATTTTCTTCTGGTTCTCTACTTTTTCTTATTACTAACTTATCCATTAATTTCATAATCTAACTCCTTAATTAATTCTTTTATCTTTTCTACTTTTTCTTTATTCTCTAATACTGGATGATTTACTATGCTCTTTATTAGCTTTATACAAGTTGAGTAATATTCTTGGTGTTCTAATTCGTAATCTATACTCCAGTCTTTACTAAATTCTTCTCTAATCTTTTCTTCCATATAATTTGACTCCTAATCTATCTTTGAATTCATCTCTTTTATTTTTATAAACTGCTCTACCACACCAACTACAATATGCTTTTAAAGTTTTATTTGTAATTACAACTCTATGTCCACATTTACAGGTATATGTATTTTCTTGGAGTGCATTAAAGTATTTCTTTTCTTTTTTAAATCCAGTTGCTTCTAATATTCTGGTGTCCATAATTCGTTATCTACCTTTGGTTCATATTTTTGTAAAAGTCTATCTATAATATCTTGTCTAGTGTTTTCTAAATCTTCTCTTGTAATGTTTTCTCCTTTTTCTTTAGCAACACTTATTAGGTATTGAATATCTAAACATTTGCCATAATGCTCATCAAATTCTAATACTTTCATCCATCTACCACACATCCTGCAATAAACTCTATCGTTTTCGTAATCTACTACTTTAGGTGCTTTCTTTTCTTGCTTATCCATTTAAAAGATTCACTCCTTTATTACCTATTTGTAAGTTAGTAATATGTTTATCTTTTAATGTGTTATATTCAGCTATAAATTCTTTTTTATTCCACTTTTGCTCATCCTGTGTTGATGTACATATTCTATAGAAACCAATGTACTTAACTATTTGTGCAGTGTAAGGGTTTAAACTTTCTAGTGCTTCTTTTTCTCTATATGATCCATATTTTCTAACTGCATTAATAACTTTTAACCACTCATCGTTTGCATCTGGAACATCTATTTGTTTAGCAAGTTTTTCTTTAATAGTTGCAACACTTGGGAAATATTGACTTGTATATCTAATATCATTAATAACTTTGTTAAATTCTTCTTTTGTAGTGTTCTTAAAATCTTGATACCAAATTTCAACCATTGCTTCTAAATCAGTTGCACTGAAATCTTTTAATGCTCCTGGATAAGTCATTTTTAAAAGTGTAATGGTATCAACTATATCTTTTTTAGTTATCATATTTATCTCTAACTCCTTTCATAATCTCCATAAAACTTTTTTGTTTACTCTTAATAGGCATATTTAAGTAGTTTTCAAAGTTAGTAGGTCTAAACAATGTAGAAGGTCTTAAATATGGTGTCATATCCTTTTCTCCAGGTTGATTCCATAAGTAGCTCATCTTCTCAACCACTAACATTAAATCTTCTTCAGTGTACCCATCTTTTAATCTACCTTTGATAAACTTTAATGTGCTTTCACTTGTAGGAGAATACTTTGTATTGTTTAGTTCATTAAGTTTGTCTATAACTCTCTTACAAATTTCTTTTTCTTTATATATTTCTTTTATACTTGTATTATTAATATTACTTGTATTATTCTCTTTGTCTTTTTGGCAATACCCCCCATTGTCTTTTGGCAATACGTATTGACATTTGTCAGTACCTATAATTCGTATAATTCGTTTTTTTATTTCTTTTCCATTTGTTTCATATTCAACTTCTATATATTTTTTATTTTTTAATTGTGTTATCCATTTACTTATTGCAGAAGCATCAACTTCATATAATCTAGCAAAATAATTATTGGATGCAGTACATACTCCATACTTACTAGATAAAGCTGTTATTTCTCCATACATAAGTTTTGCACTTGCTCTTAGATCGGCATCATATCTAACATTGGCAGGTATTACTGCATAGTAGTTTGGTTTTTCTTCCATCTTATAACCACTCTTTAATTAAATGAATTCCAGTTTCAACTAAACCAATAGCAATAAACTCCATAAAGAAACCGAAGTATGACATTTGATAAAATAAACCACTGAATAATGGGATAATTGCATAACATATTAAATCGTGTATTAATAAACCTGCTCCTAATAATGTAGATAAAACTACTAAAACTCTAAACCAGTCTATTTTGTATGTACTTTTCTTTTTCTTTAAATTCTTTTTCATAATTGTTATTCTCCTTTCAATTTGATATAATTAAGTTGAGAACTTTGATACGGGGTTCTCTTTTTTTGTTTTAACCATCTAAACTTTCTTTGACAGTTATTGCAAAAAAATATCTTCAAACTTACACTCTAGAACTTCAAGTAATTTTACTATCTCTTGAAAACTAAAATGTGCCGTACCATTTTCTTTGTGATTATAGGTTGCTGGTGCAATTCCTATCATTTTTGCTAGTTGAGTTTGAGTTAAACCCTTCTCAACTCTTTTTGCTTTTAACTTTAGTAGCATAACTATCATCCTTTCTATCAAAACTTCCTTTGACATCTTAAATTTACCACTAATAAATTATTGTGTCAATACTTTTTTTGACATTATTGTAAAAATATTTTATTTTATGCTATAATGTACACAAGAGGTGTAAATATGGGTAATTTCCAGAAAGAATATGGAGAAAGTGCTTTAATTGATTCTTATTTAAACCAGGCAATTGCAGAAGTTTTAAAAGAATTAAGAGAAGAAAGAAATTGGTCTTATAGTGAACTTGCTAATAAAATGAAAAATGTCATTAGTCGACAAACTTTAAATAATTATGAATTAGGAAAAACTAAATTAAGGATGAATATGTTTTGTGAACTTGCTAAAGCATATAATTTAGAACCTAAAGATTTATACCAAATGATTAATGTTAGATATATTAGCAAATTATCTCAATATATGGAGCAATTAAAAAAAGACAATTAAATTGAAATGGGGGTTCGATTATGTCAATAAAAAAGAAACAACTAAAATCTGGAATTAAATATTGCTTTACTTTAAGATATACTGATATATTTGGAAATACTAAACAATATACATCCAAAGGTTATGATACAAAAAAGGAAGCAACTGAAGAAGAAGCAAAGTTTAGAATTAAAGTAGCTGAAAACAAAGTAAATAGTTCTAATTTAACTTTTAATCAAATATTTACTGAATATATAGAATATCGTAGTAAAGATATGAAAGTTCAGTCTTTAAATAAGCTAAAGAACTTATATAAGATATTTGAACCTATAGGAGATGTTAAGATAAACAATTACAACTTAACTCAACATAAACAATTTTTGTTATACATAGAAAGTAAGAAATATTCAGTAGAATACAATAACAAGATCATAGGTTTATTAAAAAGGTTGATTAAATATTCAAGTAAATACTATAATACAAGTGAACATATATTAAACTACATAGAGAACTTTAAAAGAGTAAATGAAATGAAAAAGGAAATGGAGTTTTTTACTTATGAAGAATATTTAAAGTTTGAATCAGTTATAGATGAATTAGACTACAAAACATTTTTTCAGGTATTATACTATTTAGGGTTAAGACAGGGAGAAGCTACTGCACTAACTTGGAGTGATATAGATTTCAATAAAAAAGAAGTTAGCATTAATAAAACACTAACTACTAAATTAAAAGGGCAATTATACACTATATCAAGCCCAAAGACTGCTAATTCTAATCGTACCCTACCAATTCCATTAAAATTAATAAATGCCCTTCAGGAGCTAAATAAAAGGGCAAAAAAGAAAAAGTATTATAACGATAACTGGTTTGTATTTGGAGATGAATTACCTTTTAGAGAAACAACAATACAAATGAGAAAGAATAAGTATTGCAAATTATCTGGAGTAAAGCAAATAAGAATACACGACTTTAGACATAGTTGTGCAAGTTTCTTAATTAATAATGGTGCAAGTATAGTATTAGTAAGTAAATATCTAGGACATAGTAAAATTTCAATTACACTAGATACTTATACACACTTATATAAAAATGAATTATTACAGGTATCTAAAATGATAGATACCCTATAATTTAACCAAAATTGTGGTTTATGATGTGGTCTATCTATATTAAGGAATAAAAAAATCGTTGATTTACAACGATATAATAACAATATGGTGGAGCATAGCGGTATGATTTATAAATATCACTATTGATAAAAAACCTATTGAAACCAACATATTATATATATAGATAGATACTCCAAAACCCTAATTTTTAAATAAATTGTGGTCTAGATGTGGTCTAGAAAGGAGTATATATGAAAAGAAAGTCAAATAAATTATCTAAATTAGAAAGAAGCAGATTTAGTGTATTTTACGAATTAGGAGTATGTATGTATTGTGGCAGTACATATCAACCTACTATACACGAAATCTTTGAAGGTAGGAATAGACAAAACTCTATGAGATATGGTTTTACTTTACCATTATGTTTAGAGTGTCATAGAAAACTACAAAATAATAAAGAATTCCAGGATCATTGGAAACAAAAAGCACAAAGCTACTTTGAAGAACATATTGGTACTCACGATGAATTTATGAGAATATTTAGAAGAAACTATAAGTAAGATGTCGTAAAAATGTCATACGAACCAGGTTTATAATAAAAGTGTGATGGAAAAAGTGAAAAAGTCGCAAACCCATATATGTCTTTAAAAGATAAATTATTTAAAAAAGTTTTTAAGCACTCGAATCACACACTGCACTTATCTTTTAAAGGGATAGGTGCTTTCATTATTATTCCCCCAGTTGCCTTTGTAGGCAACATAGAGCAGGTATTTTTTTATTTTCAATTTGATATAGGCATAGGACTCCTTTTCTTCATATAAACCTTGTTTCTTTTTCAATACCTGTTCTATGGTGTCTATAAGACTTTAAAACATTGTACATTAAGTTGTGCTAATCTGCCTATCTTATTCTATTGCAGAAGTGATTAGATACCACTTTCTAAGAATGTGTGTGCTATCATTATGGGTAGCATAGAGTAGATATATAAAATAAGTTGTGGTACACGTTGTTTATTATTGCAATAATAGACTTTCCACTGCGTCAAGTAGGCTTTTATAAATACTAGTTAAATAAAAGCAAAAAGTAGTTATATCTATTCTATGGTACTTATAAGAGTACCGATTCTGGTCTAAATTGTTAGTGCAACCTTATCGGTTGCATAGGATAGGTGTTTCTTACAGTTCACTCTCGACGCCTGTCCTATGGTGCTTATAAGGAGAAACAATGAAAAGAATTACAAAAGAAATGCTTAAAATTTATAAGCCCTATTCTAATATGGACTGGATGAATTACCGACTAGTAAGAAAAGATATGACATTTCACCATTTAACAAAACGTGTAGATGGTGGAAAACAAATAATCACTAATGGTGCTTTATTAATGCCTATAGCTCATCAATACTTACATTTAATAGAAATAAGAGATATAAGAACATATGAAGCAATTAATCGTATATTTAGGTTAGTAAATGACCAAGAACACGAACCTACTAGGGAACAAAGAGAAATAGTTGAATATTTATTAAGAGAGTTTGAATCAGTACATAGATGGGATAAGAATAGTAAAGGAGATTTACTTATTCAAAAAAAATATAAAGAAAGAGAGAGAATATTATGAAATATGAGTTCATTAAAGTTGATGATGATAATATTACGCTTAAATATAAAGACAAAGAGTTTAATATTAAAAAAGACATAGACTTATTAAAAAAATTAGGTTCTATTCAACAAAAAGCAAAAATAAAAATGATGGCAGATTTAAAAAAAGATGGCTTAACTGTTAGTGATTTAGAAGTAGAAAGACACGAAGGCAATAAAACTATAATAGATAAGTCTAATCTTACTAATCTGGAAAAAGACTACCTAGATATTGTAGCAAGTGAAATATTAAATGAAATTACATTAAAATATACTAACAAAGGTTTACTAGAGATATTTAACGACATAGGTTTAAATGATGATGAAAGTGTCAAATTTGCTTATGACTTATTATTTGCATTAAAGGGAGAATTATCTCCCAGTGGGAAAAAGTAAAACTTATTTCAGTTTTGCTTATCCTAGTGATCTAGACCAAGCATATGCTTTTTATTGTGCTAGATATGAAAATATAAGTTTTAAAGAATTTTTAGGTTTAGGAATAACTGACTTTATGAAAAAATTTCAAAGTATTCCAGAAAGCGAACCATTATATAAGATATTAAAGTCTAGAAAGATAGATTTAAGAAAAATAAAAGATAAAAATGAAAGAAAGTATTGGAGTGAACTAAAAAGAGCTAATGCTATTCCTAGTGAATATCTATCTACTGAAGAAATAATATCTAATTTTACAAATTTAACAAAGGAGAATAAATTATGATAGAAGAAAGAATACAAGAGTTTATGAGCAACGTAGATATAAAGACTGACAAGTTAAGTGAATATATTAATAAGGATAAAGGGTTAAGATATCCTTTAAATACATCTCAACTATTATGTAGAGTAGACAAACTAGAGTTAGACAAAAAAGAAATAGAAAGTGCCAAATTTAAAAGACAAATAGAAAGTAAAGACTATACTACAATAGATATAATCAAACACGTTCCTAAATATGAGATAACAAAAATAGAAGCTGATAAATTTGTTATTACTGATAAAAAGACTAAAGGATCAGTATTATACAATGTATCTAATCAAATAGGAATACATAATACATATGAAAATGTAGAAGAAGCATTTAAAGTATGTGAAGAAATAAACAACAAGATATTCGAAGTATTAAAAGGATAACTTATGTATACTAATATATTCTATATTTCACACTTTAATGTTATAGGTGGTATAGAAACATACATATATGAACTTGCAAAAAAATACCATAAATACGATATAACAGTTATGTATTCTGCTGGAGATAGTAAACAAATTGCAAGATTAAGAAAATATGTTAAGGTTATAAAAGTACCTAAAGACATAGTTAAATGTAAAAGATTATTCATAATGTACAAATGTGATTTAGACAAGTTTGAAGCTGATTACATTATACAAATAACACACGCAGATTATGAAGCACAAAATTTAAAACCAAATCTAGATCAAAGAATAAATGAACATTATGCAGTAAGCAAGTCAGTAGCAAAAACTCATACAAAAATATCAGGGTTAGAAACAAAAGTGTGTTATAACCCTATTACAATAGATAAACCTAAAAGAATATTAAAATTAATAAGTGCTACACGTTTAACAAAAGAAAAAGGTAAAGACAGGATGATTAAATTAGCAAATATTCTTACTAATGCAAATATACCTTTTATATGGTTAGTATTTACAAATGACTTAAATGCTATAGACAACCCTAATGTAATTTATATGAAACCTAGATTAAATATAAGAGATTACATAAAGGAAGCAGATTATTTAGTTCAATTAAGTGATACTGAAGCCTGGTGTTATAGTGTACTAGAAAGTTTATGTTTAGGAACTCCTGTAATAACTACTCCAGTAGAGTGTTTTAAAGAAATGGGAGTAGAAACAGGTAAAAATGGTTATTATATAGACTTTAACGTAAAAGATGTTCCTATAGATGATATTTACAATAATATACCAAAATTTGAGTTTAAAGCACCTAAAGATATATACGATAAGTTATTACTTAAAGAACCATCAAAGTATAACCCAGAAGAAATGGTAAAAGTAAGAGTATTAAAAAGGTATCAAGATTTAGTATTAGGAGAATATCTAGAGAAAAATAAAGAATTAGATATGTATATATATAGAGCATATGAATTAGAAGAAAAAAAATTAATAGAAATAATATAAGGTGGTGGTATTATGGCTAACATAGATAACCTAGTTCCACTTACCACGGAAAAAGCACGAGAAATAGGTGCTAAAGGTGGAAAACGTTCAGGAGAAGTAAAAAGAGAAAAAAGAACATTTAAAAAAGCAATTGAGTGGTTAGCCAATAGTGATATTAAATTAAAAGGTGGAAGTGTATACGATACTTTAAAAGGTATGGGGATAGATGTAGATACTTTAAACCCTACTCAACTTGCTACTATAGGTTTATGGTATGGAGCAGTACAGGGAAATGCTACTAACTACAAAACACTTATGGAAGGCAATAATGAGATAGAAGAAGAAAATTCAGTCAACCCTACTTTCAAAGTTGAGATTATAGATAACTCTAATCTGGAGAAACAACTATATGAAGCAAATAAACCTAAATAGATTAATAGAAGAAAATGGACTAACATTAGAAAGGAGTATACTAGGTATGGAATTTATAAAAAGAAAAGATGGAAACTATATAATCAAAGATAGTGGTTATGTAGTAAGTGAAAAAGAGAAGCTACAAATGGAAAACAAAGAATTAGTAATCAAAGACATTAGTTCTACTTGTGCTAAAGATATTACTAAAAAAATATCAAAGAATAAAAAACGTATTAAAGAAATAGAAGAAAATGAGAATATCGAAGAAGCAGAACCAATTAAGGACTGATATAATTTCTAAAGATGTTCCTGAAATATATGTATTAGGTTCTACCCAAAGCGGTAAAACCTTTATTATTGCAGAAGCAATTATAGAATATGCACAAGCATTATACGAATATGAACCTAAAAAGCAGTTCTATGGTGCTATAGTAGGATGGACTATTGATTCACTTAAAGGAAACATAGTAGAAGTCTTTGAAAGACATTTTAATGAGTTAGGTTGGAAAAACAATGTTCACTATGTATTAAAATGGAATAACGATGAAAAAAGTTTAACCTTATATAATATTAAGATATTCTTCTTTGGATTTAACAATGTAAAGAGTTTTAATAAGATATTAGGTAGACCTTTAATACTAGAGTGGATAGATGAATCGGCAAGAATTTATACCAATAAAGAATTACAGGGAAGTTTTAATGAATTCCCTGGTAGACAAATGTCTTTTGCAGGGCATCCTTATTTAAAGACTATACACTCCTTTAACGTAGAAGGATCAAGTAGACATCCATACAAAGAAACATACATAGACAATAAACCAAATGCAAAACACTATACGTTTTTCCCATATGATAACCCAATGCTAGATACTGAAGAAAAAATAAAGCAGGTTGTAGAGATGTTTCCACCTGGTAGTTTAAGACAACAAAAAGTATTTAATGAGTGGGTAATAGCAGAAGGTAAAGTATTTAATCAATTAAATGTAATAAAAGAGTGCCCATATATGATAAGAGAAATACATATAGGTATAGACTATGGTTCAGTAAACCCAACTGTCTTTGTACCAATAGCATTATGTTTAGATAATAGACAATGGAAACTAGTAAGACTAGAGTGCTATTATCATAACCCTAAAGATATGGATGATACACCTACTACTGAATACTATTCAAAACAATTAAGGATGTTTATGGTTTATTTAAAAGCACAATACCCTGGAATACCTATTAAGACAATAGTAATAGATAGTGAAGCTAGTCATTTTGATAATAGACTAACAGTTGATGGAATACAACACGATATAAGTAAGAAAGGTCCAGGTTCAGTAAACGAAGGTGTAGAATACTTACAAAGTTTATTCTATAAAGGGTATTTAGAAATATTAGAGAAACCTTCAATAACAAACTTTTACCCAGATGGACATTATGAAGAAAGTGGAAAAGATGAAAGTCTAGTAGAGTTTGACTCATATCAATATGATAGGATAAAGAGTGAAACTACAGGAACAAATGTATATAAGAAAGACCTAGATCATAGTATTGATGCTACAAGATATGTTCTAGATTTAATGAAAGACATAGGAGTTGCACCAGTGGTATGAAAGTACGTTGTAAGAAAAGTAAAAGATTTTTGGTTGATATTCAGCTTGAAACATATTTAGAGAATTTAAGAAAGATAGGGATAAAACAGGAACTACCTTTAAGAATAACCTTACCCTGTCCACGTTGTCATAAGATAGAAGTATACGATATATACGAAAATAGATACGAATTTATAGAAAATATCGAAATTAAGTAAGATGTCGTATTTATGTCATATCTTATGTAATATAATAATAGTGATAGAAGAAAGTGCAAATATAGGACTGAAAAGTCGCTATCAGGCATATGAACGGAGATGTTTATATGTCTTTTTTTAATAAAAAATGGAAAATGCACTTATATCTAAACGGCATTTATGTAGGAAAAATAAGAATAAGAGAAGATGAAGAACCAAGTAAGAACTGGTATGTAGTACACTTTTGGTTTAAAAAGCAAATATTTAAGAGTAATCACGTTAAATGTGTTATCCACCCTACTAGATGTCTAGGAACACACGATGCGAAAAAAACTACTCATTGGACATTTGAGTATGAGAAGGGAGAAGAAGTATGAAAGGTAAAATAAGAAACACAGGTATCTGGGAAGCACCATTTATACAAGTAAAGGCAAAAATAACAATGCCAGGTAAAACAAATGGAAAACCAAATATCAAATACAATGAAGAATACGTTGTATCTCCTAGTGCTAAAAAGATAGCAACATACATAAGAAATCAAATCTTTGGTAGTGAGTTAGTAAGTCAAACTGAAGATATGGATATAAATTGGTTGATGCCTACTTTAAGTGAATCACTAGAAAGAGCAATATACCAAAAAGAAAGTTTTATCTATTTGCACAAATATAACGATAAAGTTTATCTAGAGTGTTTAAACCATAATGATATACACGATATAGAGCAAGTATTTGACCAAGTAAAGAAAGCAACTATTATTCAAGATTTTGAAACTGAAAAGAATAAATATGAATTACATAGAATAATTACTTTACCTGGAAATAGTACATCAATAATTGAGTTTAAAGCATATATCAATGAAGAAGGAAAAATAAGAGAAATACCAATAAATAAGTTTAATGAAATATTTGGTACTGATTATCAAAGAATAGAGAATAAACCATATGAAGTATTAATTAATATAGATACTGGTCAAGAATTCTTTAGAGATAGCAAAAAACTATTAAATGAAGAAATGGTATTGTTAAACACTATAGCAGAAGAAATAGAAAAGACAAAAACAAGAATAGCAACAAGCGAACATTATGCTACAGGAGATATAGCAACAGCTTGGACACCAAAGTCAACAACATATGATCCACACACTATTTCAGTAGGAACTTTACAAGATTATTTTGTAATGATGCCAGGAGATAGAGATCATCAAGTATTTGAGTTCTTACAGGGAGATGTAAGAATAGATAAATACGAAGAAACATTTAAGTTCTATGATTATCAAATAATACAAATGGCAGGTTTAAGTCCAGCTACATTTGGATATGAAAAAGATGCTTATATGAATAATGCTAATGTTGATTTAAGTGCTAATGCAAGTGAAATGACAATAGAAGCAATTAAAAAACAATTAGAACCACAAATAAATAGATTAATAGAGAATATCATTAGATTACAACAAAGTGCCGAAATAAAGGTAAATGAGATACCTTTAACAGTTGACTGGGACTATGGAGCAAATGAAAGAATCGATGATATGAAAAAATTAGAAGTTCTAAAGGATGTACAAAGAACAATGAGTGTACCTTATAGTGTTAGAGCTGATATAGTCTTACCTATTCTTAATAAATTAGTAGATGAACCAATTAAAAGAGAATCACTAATAAAAGACTGGCAAGATGAATCAAATAAAATGGATATTACATTTGGAGAATTATGATAGATGAAGAATTAGTCTATAAAGAGTTTGAAAAAGCATTAGAAGAAGCAATAAAAGTCTATAAACCAAATAAAAAAATATCCAATAATGCTTTAACAATATTTATAGAAGATAAGGTATGGGAATCAACTCTTAAATATAACAGGATGATAAACATAACTAGAGAAAAGTTTTTTGAAAACCTTTACAATAATACACCTTTAGATGAATACACTGAAGGAATAACTGAACTATGGAACATAGACCACTCCTATATGGACAGGTCTATAAAAGAACTAGAAGAAATGGTTATACAAAAAGATTTCTATGAAGCAGAAATGTATGGCAATAAAAAAATAACTACTAGATCAATTAAGTTAGAGAATAACTGGCAAGAGTTCGTATTAAAAGAACAAGAAATGTATCAACTAAACCCTGAAAGAGATTTTAGGACATTAGAACAAAGATATGTGAATAGACATATAAAGTTATATGAGAACATACAAAAGAGATATAAAGATAGTAAAGACTTGGGTAAAGATTTAGCAGATTTTTTAAAAAGATATGAAAGTATAGATAAAACTATACCCTACTTTAGTCATACTACAGGAGATATTATAAGGTATGTAAATATAGCAACATATGAGAATATGCTATATAACGTAAATTTGACTAGGAGTGCTTGGAATAGAGCTATATACGATGCTAAATTACTAGGAAATCATTTATGGTATTTACCATCCCACCCTTTTGCTTGTCCAGGTTGTATGTTTTTTCAGGGATATGTCTATACTGACCATAACCCTACTACACAAGAAACATATGTATTAAATAGATATGGAAAACCAGGATATCCACAAAAGCAAGATACTTATGGTTCTAACCCTAACTCAAAAATAGGAGTAGGACATCCAAATTGTAAACACGTTTGGACATCTTATTGGAGTCAAGACCAAATACAAGATGAAAAGTATAACTCTAGTGAGTGGGAAGAAAAATACAAGAATAAACAAAAAATACAAAGTCTTGAATTAGAAAAGTCCAGATTATTGACAAATAGACGTATTTACCAAAATTTAGGACAACAAGACTTGGTAGATAAAACAACAAGTAAGATCAAGAAGATTCGACAAACAATAAAAGATATCGAATAGTAGACCTGCCGTATGTCTATAAACTAGACAAAGGTATACCTAATTTTGCACTTTCTCCATAATTCTAGAAAAAGGAGATAAAAAAGATGGATATTAAAAAGTATATCAAGAATAAAGATATCGAATTGTCTAACGATGATATAGATATCGACAAACTAGAGAAAGATTTACGAAAAGGGTACGAACTTTCAAGTGAAGTAGATGAAAAAGTATCTAAAGCAGTATTAGAAGCAAATAATAGTTCTAAAACGACCTATACTGAATTAGAGAATAAGTATAATGAACTTCAAACTAGATATGATGATATTGAGAAACGTAATACTGATATCACTGAAAGAAATAGAACACTAGCATTAGAAAACGTAATGACTAGGGAAGGTTTTAAAGATGAAGATTTCAAAGACATAATGGCAATGAGAAATTCAATGTTCAGTGATATTAAGGATGATAAAGAAGCAGTAGCAAAAATCAAAGAGAAGTATAAAAATACATATTTCCCTACTCCAGTTGAAAAAGTAAAAGATGACTTACCATTAAATAATGGAGTATCTACACCAGTAGAACCAGTAGTAAATAGAAAGACTAGTATTAAAGATTTATTAATTAAGAAATAAGGAGATGAAAGAAAATGATAGAAGAAATCGGTTTAGATTTACAAGCATTCGTAAAAAGAGTTTACGATGATGTATTATATCAAAGTACATTTTATAATTTTTTAAACCCTGCTTACATAGGGGCATTAAGACAAACAGGAGCACCAGTTATTGAAGTTGCTAAAACTGAAGTTCTAAGTGTAAATGTAAGAGAAACAAAAGAAATTCAAACTGCATTAGATCCTGCATTAGTAAATTACGGTCATACAATGGTAGACCTTACTGAATTACCAATGGACTACTCAATTAGAGTACCAGTAGTAGTATCTGGAAGTGATATTACAAACGCTATTCAAAGTGCAGTAGACCTAGAAGATAGTGCTATAGCACAAGAAATTGATGAATATGGATATGGAAAACTAGCAAGTGCTACAGGAGTTGAAGAATCAGCTTGGACACCATCAACTAAAGAAGATTATATTTCTGCTTTAAATGGTTTAAGAGCAAAATTATTCAATAAAAAGATTACAGGAGATTATCGTTTAGGTTTAGGAGCTACTGAATATGCTAATCTAGTATCTGCTTTAACTTCAGTATTAAAATTTGAAACACTAGCAGGTAGAGATGGTGTTGATATGGGAGAAATTGCAAGAGTATATGGAATTTCAATTTTCGAAATCAACGACAATGTATTAGATGGAACAATTGGATATTTCTTTAACCCAATTGCAGTAGTTGGAGATACTTTCTTCAGTGCATTTGTACAAACTGCAACTGATATTCGTTATCCTGGTTATTATTGTATTTCTGGAAACCAAATGTTTGGTGCAGAAGTAGTTAGACCTGAAGCAATTATACGTTTAGTAGAAGAAGTATCAGCTTAATAAGAAAGGGGGTTAAATTATGACCTTCTTTACAATAAATGAATTTTCAAATAAATATAAGACTTGTCAAACTCCAAGTGAGTGGCAAATAGAACAAGCTTGTGAGATGATTTATTCTCAAGTAGGTTTACGTTATCGAAACCCTAACTGGCAAGTAGATAACGTACCTACTGCTATTAAAAATGCAAGTATGGAACAATTAAGGTTCATATTAGAATACGATATTCCATTAATAGACTATAAAGATAGAGTTAAGGCAGGAGATATGGAATCAACTTTATCAAGTGATTACTCTACTCTAGCTTTAAGAATACTAGGAAATGCAGGTTATCTTAATCGTGGAGTTCCAATTAACTACAATATGGGTTTAAGGATACCATTTTAGATGTTCTTAACAAATGCAATGAAAGGTACTTTAAAAAAGTATAATCGAAACGGAACGGGAGTTTACGATGATGAATATACAAAAGAAGTACCTATTAAAATATGCCCTTATAATCAAGATGTTCGTGTAGCATTTGGAGTATACACTATTCCAGAAGCTGAAGGATATTATATTGTTAAGTCTAATACTGATGTCCAAGAAGGAGATCAAATAACATTTATGAATAAGACTTATACAGTTATAAAGGTAAAAGATAATTGGATATGGAACAAGATAGAGAATTATACGGTGGCAGTTAGATAATGGATGTAAGTTATGAAATAGACTGGAACAAAAAAACTAAACGTGGTTTAGAAGTTCTACCTGATGAAATATTATATTCGATAGCAAAACAAACATTAGATATAAGCTATCCTAGTATTCCAATGAGTAATTTAGTAAACCACGCAGGTACATTAAGAAGGGCATCAATGTCAGGTGGAGTAAAAGGTGGAAATGGAGATTACTATATTGGTTCTTACACAAAATATGCTTCAAAAGTATGGAGCAGGGATGATGCAACAACCAATTGGACTACTCCAGGAACACACTCACAATGGTATGCAAGAACTTTACAAAAAAAAGGACAAGTTATACTAGACAATGCTATTAATCAAACGTGGAAGGAAAATATGTAATGGATATAACTGAAAAGAATTTAGTTTTAATATCTTATATACAAAGTCTATTTAAAGATTATCAAGTAAAAGCCGAATTCTCTACTAACGATAAAGATAAAAAAGTTATCGTAGTACAAGAGCAGTCTGGAATAAAAGAAGTATTCTATGGAGATATAACTCCACTATATAACTATTATCAAATAGGAATATGGGGTTTATCAATAAGAGATAGCAAAAATGTTGCTACAAACATAGGAGAATTAATAGGTAAACATATAACACTTACCTATAATAATAAAAAATGGCAGATTATATTTAGTCAATATTCTAACCCACAAGCAATAGAATATATGGATATTCGTAGAGTTGAATATAGTTCAATTTTACGATGTGTAGTAAATCAAATTGCTTAAAGAAAGGAGCTAAAATGAACGAATATTTTGTAAGTAATCGTGATGTCATTAAGAACTTTAGTTTTAATACAGGAACTTCAAGTACACCAGTATACACAAATATGTGTACTGCTACTGAACTAGCATTAAATACAAGTTTCACTGAACAAACTTTTTCAGTATTTTGTGATGCTTTACAAAGATCAATTAAAACTGGAGTAGCAATGACTATCGAAGGAACAATAAAAATTGATGTAAACAATGTAGCTATTCAAAAAGTTCTAGGAGATGTTGGAACACTAATATCAAGTGGAACAATATCACAATTTAATAATCAAATGGTTAAATTTGATTTATTAACAGGAGTTGAAAATAGTACATTAGAATATACAACTTACACTTGCAATGTATCTTACCAACTAGAAAGTCTAGGTGGAAGTGCAGAAGATGTAGGAGAATTTGCAATAACTATGACAATTAACGGAACAGGCACTGCAAGTGCATAGAAACTCTATAAGGAGTTAGGGGTTTTACTCCTAATTCCTATTTTTTTACAAGAAAGGAGTTGAGAAAATGAA